CGGCTGATTTTTTTCATTAAATACAGCACGTGTTTTTGGTCGATTTCGCGGTTCGAATCGTACAGACCGAACGCGTCGTAATTATTGGTTGATTCCATCAAGGTATTGATTAACTGCATTAAGGTATTTAATCGCGGTGGGTTCGGTTCGCTTCCAGCGGCTGAAATACATTGATTTCAATCCGAGCTCCTTGCATATTTTGTGCAGGTTCGTTTTTTTATCCCTGCAGCGTTGTTCAATTAATTTGATCGCGTCCACTGTCTGCCGTCTTTGGTTGTTTTGATTTTTGCGTGCTGGGTCGTTTTAGATGACTTCCTGCGCCTAAAATATATAATCCCCTGGAATCTCGTCTCGAATAATAACATGGTGCCACGCTTCAATCTGCGAGCCACAATTCCGGTCGGTTGAAAATATTTTTTATCCATATTGCAAATATATTAACGATATAATATAATTTTGCCCGTGTTATGAGCAACTTAACCACACAAAACTACGACGGCCAACTGATTCAAATCGTTGAGCAAAGTCAAATCGAACCGACAAAAGGCGCGCAAATGATGCAACTATTTGTGCCCTACTTTAAACGCATGGACGAGGTCGAACGCAAAATCTCAATCCTGCCCGCCGAGAATCCGTCAAAGGAGGACTGCGAGATGGCCAAGGCAATACGCAAGGCCCTACGCGACAATCGCTTGGAGGCTGAGCGAATCAAAAAACAAGGAAAGGAATCGATCATCCTGGAGGGCCGTCTATATGACAACCTTTACAACATCATCGACAATTCCAGCAAGCCATTGGAGAAACGATGCGAGGCAATTGAGAAGTGGCACGAAATCGAGGAGGCGAAACGCGTCGAGGCTATTTACCAGGAACGCAAAAACATGTGCGATGAAATCGGAGCGGACACGATGTTCGTAAATATTCGCCAAATGTCGGACGAACAGTTCCAAGCGTTCATCGATCAAATTAACGCGGCCAACGCTGCCAAGGCCGAAGCGGACCGAATCGAAGCGGACCGAATTGCACTCGAGGAGCGCAAATTGGATGAGCGCATGAAATCGCGCCTAAAAACACTGGCCGCCATGGATATTGACGGTGAACTGCTGCAAATTCGCGAAATCACCGACGATCAATTCACTACGTTTTGCGACCGCCAATTGGAAATAAAGAAACAAGCCCAGGAGGCCAAGCAACGCGCAATCGAAGCGGAGGCGCAACGAATCGAAGCCGCCAAAAAGGCCGACGCTGAGCGTGCCGAGATGCAACGTTTGCAAGCTGAGGAAACTGCAAAATTGCAGGCGAAATTGGATGAGGAACGCAAGCAAGCCGAGGCCGCACGCGCCGAACTTGCCAAGGCTGCTGAATTGGAACGAATCGAAGCCGCCAAGGCTGCCGAATCGGACCGCGCTGCATTGCTGGCCCCTGATCGTGATAAATTGGCGTTCCTGGTAACGATAATTTACGGGATCAAAATGCCTGAACTGCAAACACCCGAGGCGGGCCGAATTGCCACCAATGTTAAAACGTTGCTGCGCAAGGTTACCAAATACATCGAGGAGGAGGCGGATAAACTATGACCATCCAGGAATATCACGCGGACCTAACCCACCTCACCAAATCCAAACTGGACACGATCAGCAAGGCCCCAGCATCGTTTAAATACCAATATCTCGACGGGAACCCCCGAACCGAGACGAAGGCCATGTTTGACGGTAGCGCGGCACATCGATACGTATTTGAGCAAAACACCATGGGTGAGCATTATTTCGTTTTTAACGACGAGGAAATCGTTGCCGAAATTGGTGGAGCCAAGCCGCGCTCCACGTCCAGGTATCAACAATGGAAATCGGAGCAATTCGAGCGCAATGCCGGCAAACTTGAACTCTCGCACGATCTACTCGAAACAATCCGAGGAATTTATCAAGCCGCTCAAAATAACCCCGATTATATAAGCTTAATCCGCCCAGGTTACCAAGCCGAGCAAATCCTATACGGTGAAATTGACGGCGTTAAGGTTAAATGTCGCCTGGACTGCCATATCGAATCGGCCCACACGGTGATTGACCTAAAAACGACGACCGATGCCGAGGAGCGCGCGTTTGGATGGTCCTGCATAAAATACCGTTACCACGTGCAGGACGCGTTTTATTCGGAAATATACCGGCAAAATTTTGGGGTGACGCCTCGGTTTATATTCTTGGCGGTCGAAAAAACTGCGCCGTATCTGAACGAATTATACGAACTATCGGAATACGACCGGGAACGCGGGACCGAATTATACCGCGCTGATCTTGCAACCTACAAACGTTGTATGGATTCGGGTATCTGGCACGGCTTGACGGAATCCACCGAGGTTAAAACATTGATTTTGCCATAATGTTTATCGAATTAATGAACGCCGTAACGCTCAAACGCGAACTGTTCAATGTGTCGTATCTTGATAAAATAACGGACCTGGGCCACGGATTTATTCAGATCGGGAAATCCACGTACGATATACCCTACAATAAATTTAAAAACTTAATAAACGAACACCATGCAAAAAACACACTGGAAAAAATTAACAAATCCTGACTACATAGGCGCGTACGCCTTGAACCCAGGCGAGGACCTAATCGTACGAATCGAAAAGGTAACGCACGAAACAATTAAAGGGGCTGACGGCAAAACGGATCAATGCAACGTGGCCCACCTGGTAGGGCACAAACCGTTCATCCTCAACGCCACCAATCAGAAATCAATCGAAAAGGCTCTCGGGTCTCCTTATATTGAGGATTGGACCGGCAAGTGGATTCAGCTCTATTCGACACCGGTTAAGGCGTTCGGCGAGGTCGTGACGGCCTTGCGTGTTCGTAATCAAGCCCCCAAGCCACCAGAAAAGGCCAAAATATCGCTGACACCTGAGCACGCAAAATGGAACGAGGCGAAACAAGCCATAAAGGCCGGAACCGTAACGATTGAAACAATACGCGCCCGGTACGTTCTATCTGATGAAAATGAGGCTTTGATTCTCTCCGAATAGCATATATTCGAGCCATGATAACGATATGCGCGCCACCTGGGATGGATTACCATCAAGCAATGGCCTATATAACGGCGGAAATAATCCACGAGGTGCGCGCCCGTTATCCTTACGACCTAGCGTCCGAAATACTCGAGGACGGCTCGGTTACATTCGGCCAAGACGGCTCGGTTTACGTTGGTATGTTTAGCCCGTCAATTGAAACGTCTCACCGGTCCAAAACTAAAGACCGCGCAACATTTCAACGAGCGGCGGGTACGGATATATGTCCGCCTTATCCGGCCGATATGAATTGTGAGTAAATACACCCGATTCGCCTTTTAATGCCCTGGGCGATATGTCCCAAATATCCTCGTTGTATTCCAGGCTAATGCCGAATTTTTCCCTCCAATGCACTAGCAACAATCGGGTCGATTCGATTTGTTCGTCCGTGTATTTCTGCCAATATTTAAACGTGCGATATTCGAGCTCGATCACGTCGTCCGAACTCACCACGCCGTTCACGTAATTTCTGAACTGACCCGATTTGTAGGTCAACGGCCCCCAATTGCACAGCTCAATCCCGATGGACTGTTTGTCCAGGTTCATGTATGGCAATTTCCCGAAGTGTTTTATTTGCATGCCCAGGTGATACCCCCAGTATTGAGACCCGAACCCCTGCACGATTTCGCCGTCTCGGCTGATAGCCACGCACGTTGCTACCGGTGTTCGGTCTGCCTGCCATCCCTGGTACACTATCTCACCCTTTCCGCCCCCTGCGGTATGGTGCAGGACGATTTGTTTCTTTGCGGATTTTTCCCGCACGTAATTGTTAAACGGTATTTGTTTTAAGTTCATCGATTAATCGTTTATTGTACCACTCAGCCTTTTGCAAATCTTCAACGCCTTTTTTGTGACGGAATCGCCAGGTGTATTTTATTACGTTGCCCTTCAAATATCCTTGAAATTCCAAATCGCTCATCGAGGCCTTAATCGCCTCAATACATTCAATCCCGCCCTTTTTGTAGTGCTCCGGGTTTATTGCATCCATTTGGCAAAGTTAATTTGTTTTATACGTAAACGCGCGCATCCAGTCGCATGATTTGCTTCGATCAAAATGAATCTCAAGCCAACGACCCCCGCAAGGTTTCGGAGGCGCACCCCTTTCTACGTGCCACCCGCCCTTTCCTTCGTTGTATTCTTCCTTGTAGGCTGGCGTTCTGATCATCAAGACGTCGCGCAATTCGACGTTATTTCTTAGGTTCAAACCCTCCAATGTATAGGTGATTTCGGTCGATTCGTGGACGTGACCCATCCATATTGCGTTGGCTCCTTCGATCATTGTGGCCATACGGTTAAAATTGATCGCGCCCTTTGTAACCGGTCCGCCTCCACCGGCACCGTGGAAATATTTAATTTTAAACGCCTTACTGATGGTACTTTGTCCGCGAATATGCTGATAAATTACCCAGCCACCATAGCCGCCGACCTGAACCGATGCGCCGGTTTTGTTATTTAACAACGTGACAAAACGCTCGATGACGTCCGTCTCGCAATGTCTGAGAATCGAGGTTTCGTGGTTGCCGTACCCGATCACCTTGATATTGTGCGCGTACGGTGCAAACCATTCGACCGCGGTATCAACAACCGAATCTAGGTATCTGCTGTTGTTATGCTCGGGCCGGATCTCTGATTTGCTGCGACGCCCGTCATATTTCCCCTGCATCAAACAAAACATGTCGCCGTTGATCAAAATATCGTTTCCGCCTTTTTTGGCTTCTTCCAGGTGATCACGCAACAACTCGCGGTCACAGTGTGGATTGTCCCAGTGTAAATCGGATATTAACAGCACCTTTAATTTTTTGGCGTTGGTTCTGAAAGTATGAACGTTGTTTGTTTTCATAGCGCGATTAAAAATAAGGCCGCCAAAACGACACACGCAATGCGTAACGAACGATTGACGCGCTTAACGTGTCCAAGGTCCTCGGCTTGCGTTTGAATGGCTGTGCGTTGTGTTGCAATGATTGATGAATCAACCTGCCTAAATTGGCGGCACAGATTGAGCTGCTCGCGGGCTTCTGCCCCCTTCAATAAATATAAATTAATATCCGAGCGTGTCGAGCTGTCGGTGCATTGTGAGTAAATCGCGTGTGGTCTGGCAAGAAGTATCGCCAAAAATAACACGGTACAAAGTATCATATTTGATT